CATCTCCTCAGAATGGAACATCCTCCTCCACTTCGCCTTCCTTTTCGCCGAGCGGCAGATAGTCAGCAACATTGGCAAAAACCTGATCCTGCGGCCCTTTTCGGTGCTTTACTTTAATCCTAAGCCCTTTTCCAGCCTTAAGCTCGCGGATCAGAGTGTTTGCCGCATCACCAGGGCTTTCAAAGTAAGTCTCACTGGGTACGCCCAGAGCCTTGAGCGCCAGGCAAGCCCGAAAGATGCCACGGTCAGTAACGACGAAATTATCAAAAATCCGCGCTCCAACGTAGTCACCTTCCGTAACCTCCCATGTAACTTTGATCATGGGAGATCCGGATGACGCTTCCGCTTTGGTCCAATCGGCCATCACGACCCGATATTCCCCTTCCGGTAACATCGCACCTCGCTCCAGCTTCTCTTTCAAGGTGAAGCCCATCACTTACCTCCTTTCTTATCATTCTTCTCTTCCTTGAACAAAGCCCGGAGGGCCTGGAAAGTCGGCGGGCACGAACCAGCGGCGGCTAGTACTGGATGCCTTGAGCCCGCCTCAATCGCAGGTCCAGGATTAAAGACGAACCGCCGCTCGACCTCGCCGCTTGGAAGTTCCTCTGCTGAAAGATACAGGACATGGCTCACGATGGCCATGACTGCTTGTCCGAGTTTGCCTGGTAAGTCTAGGATCTTAGCACCTCCCGAGAACTCAGGCTTGCGGCTAGCAGTATGAGCTATGATGACGAGATGGACAGGGAAAGCTTGGAACTGGCGGATGACGTTCAGAACTTCATTTCGGTGATCTGAAAAGTCCGCGCCGTAAACCCCGGCCTCGCCTAGTTGGGTCGCGCCGTATTTGCGAGCAACCTCCTGCTCCTTCCACATAGAGATCATGTCGATAGTGTCGAGAACGATGGTCTGGTACTTAAACTTGCCCTGTCGTAGCTTCCTCTGTAGATCTTTGTAAACTTCCCGCAACTGTGCTAGAGCCTTAGCCCAACCAGGTTCTTTGTCCGTGCTAAACGAATCGATCTCCTGGATGTAAGCCTCCACGTAGTCTGCTCCACCAGGCTCACACTCGATGATGAGCGGCTCGGGCCAGGTTGCGGCTGCGGTTGTCTTTCCCGCCTTGGGTTGCCCGTAGATCAGCCAAGTGGCTCGCTCCGGGAACCCAAGTTTTGGCTTCCGCTTCTCCTCAGGCAGCATCTTCTACCTCCTTTCGCGCTTCATAAAATAGATCCTGGGCCACTACAGGATAGTCCGAAAGGCCATCGCAGTAGCGGCACTCGATCTCCACTAGACCGACCTCGCCTTGCGGGTCCAGGTAACCGAGCGTTTTCGCGACGCCGGCGAGCAGTTCCCTGAGCTTTGCTACCACTTCTCGCTTATCACCGTCGGTGTAGCCTTGCAAGACAGCCTCTCCGGTAGAATCCTTTTCGATGAGCCGAATTGCTATCTTGCCTTCCCAAAGCTCCGCCTTGATCTTTCCTAGCTCTTCCAGATTAACTATCACGTCCATCTTCCTGCCTCCTTTCTAACTTCTCCCTGTCAGAACACAAATCGCGAGCCAGGATATGAAATTTTTGCTCATGGCCACAATTCCAGCATTTCTTCTGAGTGAATTTGATTTTTCGTGCCGGATCGAGATAAGTGAGAGCATCTGCAATCGCGGTCAGCAATTCCTCCAATTTGGCTGCCATATCTTGCTGATAGCTTTCTGTATGTGGGAGAACGAATTTATCGGATCGAGGAGGCAATAGAATCTCTATCGTGCTGGTCCATTCTGGCCCTTCCATACCTCCTGTAAGGCAGATCTTGAGCCTGTCATTTTCTAACTTCGTTTCGACTCTTCCAACTGTTATGAGGTCAATCACGACATCCATCCTGCCTCCTATCCAGCTTACGGAACCCGAGCGCCTCGGCCCGTCTCGAGTCATCGCAGATCAGCTCGTAAGGACAAGGCCAGGCCAGACAGGCTCCCGAGTTCCGGTAGATCCTGCCTTCCTCGATTTCCCGGACCAGGACCGCGACGCGCTCGAGCGCGCGCCGAACGCGGTCCTCGGTCAGGACAACCGGAAACTGCACGATGTACTTCTCCTTATTCTTCCTGATCTCCTCCTCCCACCTCCTCCTGAATTGAACAGGGCTCTCGTTCTTTCGTCCCCTGAGCGAAGTGCTCAGCGCGACCCAGGCAGTCCTGATTTCTTCACCGGGCCACAGGTCCATGGCGGCGGCCTGGTAGAGAGCCAGTTGATCATCAAGCTCGCGCATGCGATCGCAGTTGGGGACTCGCGATACTGTCTTCCAGTCCAAGACCAGAATGTGATCATCGCGCTTGAGGACAAGGTCAAGGACCCCGACAAACTGGAACCGGACCCCATTCACATCCCACTTGAGGCCAAAGCGATGCTCGACGCCTAAGATCTCGCCTTCCGGGATCTCGGTTGCCTCGACCAGTGGCAAACCTTTAGCAGCGATCCAGCGCCTCCGATTTGGTGAAAGCGTAGATTCGGTTATGGCCTGGACGGTTGCGAGTTCGATATCGTCTCCCTTTCCTTTAGCGGCCAGGCCAGCATGGACTGCCCGCCCTAGCACCAAGGGCTCGGGGTCTTCAGGCGGAAGCCAGCCTTCCCGGTAGCGGAGCTCCCAGCGCCTGCGGCACTGGGCGAACTCAGTCAGCTCCGAATAGCTCACTTTGAGCATGACTGAGCCTCCAGGTACTCAGCTTGCTTGCGGCACCAGGACGTCTTGGTCCAAGTGTCGCAGGCGCTACAGTAGCACCAACCATGGTCCTGCTCTTGGACCTTGGCGCCACATCTTGGACAGATGAGTTCTGCATCCACCGGGTTCATTTCGCCTCCGCAGGAGCTTCTCCCAGAACCTTGCTTTTGCCAGGGATCACCAGGATACCTTCAGGGACGAACACGAAGCGATCACTTTCATCCCGGACCCTTTCCGTCTCGAACACCACCATTTCCGGCCACTCCTCATCCCATAGCGACCGGAGCGCGAAAACAAGAGCGCCAGTGTGCCCGCCGATGAGCACGCTAGCACCCTGCTCCACGGCCTCCGCGAGGACCTCCGCGATCTTGGAGGCTGCCTCCTGGAGGCCGTCCATGCCCGGACCCACGACTGGGGCTCGGGGCTCCGGGTCGAGCTCGTACCCGTACTGACAGACGAGCTCGATCTCCCGCTCACCCTGCCTGTGAAGCGTCAGATTTATTAGCCTTTTCATCCTCACTCCTCTCGGGTGACTACGGCTTCTTCCCCTACCTTGTAGGGGAGTTCGCCCAAAACGTGGAACCGCTTCCCGTCAGGGAAGAGGAGGTTAATCTGCCGCTTGTTTGTGAAATCGAATTCAATGTTCCAGCCTTGGGGAAGGTCATGCTCCACGACCTCTGCGGATCGGAGAACTACCTGCTTAACCTTCTTCCCGGTCCAAGCAAAATACTTCACATGAACTGGTGTAGGTACAGCGGGAGTAAAGACATCTTCGGCAAGCTGAAACGGGTGGCCACTCCCGCCGCCCTCCTGGACAGCGGCCCTCTGCTCCAGTTCGACGATCTCGAACTGGAGCCGGAGGACGAACTCCCGCCCTTGGCATTCCTGGGGCGGGCCAAATATCCTGGAATCAGAGTGAGGAACGAAAAAGGCCACCTCGACCTCGGGCTTGCCCGAGGCCAAGATGGCCTCGTAAATGCTCTTGGCCTGGGCCTCTATCGAGGCCCGGCGGTGTGTTACTAGCCTTTCCATCTCCGCCTCCTTTCCTAGCCTTTCCATCTCCTGCCTCCTTGCACTTATAATATACACCTAGTGCTGCCCTTTGTCAAGAGCGGAGGGACAAATGTCCCTGTGGACATCTGTCCTAAGACCTTGCCCAGCGCCACCTTTCCGGTTATCATCAAGCGCTATGAACGGTAAGGCACTTAAGCAGGCAAGGAGACGGGCTGGGTTGACCCAGGAGGAGCTGGCCGCGCGGCTGGGATGCTCGCGCCGAGCGATCGCCAGGTGGGAGAGAGGCGAAGTGAGGCCACTTAGGGTGTTCTGGGAGAAACTAGAAAAGGAGTTGGACATCAATATGGAAAGGATCGTCAATGGCTGACAAGGGAAAAGAGCAAGTTCTAGGCCAACTTTTGCCACAGTTGACTGAGGAGGAATTTGAAGCGCTTAAAGCTGATATCGCCGAGCGCGGAGTACAGGTCCCTGTCGAATACGATGAGGATGGCAACATCTTAGACGGCCATCATCGAGTAAAAGCTTGTCAAGAACTGGGGATCAAGGATTGGCCGCGCATAGTACGCGTTGGACTTAGCGAAGAAGAAAAGATCGAACATATCCTATCGCTTAACCTGAATCGGCGACAGCTGACTAGAGAACAGAAACGCGAGATCGCCAAACAGCTCCGGGAAAGAGGATGGAGCTACCCTCGGATCGCGAAGGCGCTTGGGATCGCCGTTGGAACAGTATATAGCTGGCTGAGGGAAGAAGAGACAGATGTCCCAGCTTTTCAAAACCGAAAACCTGAGACAAACGTCCGCCTAGTCGAAGGTGCAGATGGCAAGCTCTATCCTGCTTGCAAGAAGAAACGATCTGCGGTTTTTGCGACTACTGAACGCGAACATGAGAAAGTACAGGAAGCACTCGAAAAGACCAAGGAGAATTTGCCGGGCAAGATCTTGACAGCCCAGCGACTTGCCCGGATCGCGCGGGAGACTATTGCCCAGAAGGCAAAGACAGAAGTGCCTTCAACCGCGAAGGAAGGAGACATCGAGATCCGCCTTGGCGACTTTCGCGATGTATTGGGCGATCTAGAAGGCCAGGTCGATGCGATCATCACCGACCCGCCTTACGGGAAAGAACACCTCGACCTCTATTCGGATCTGTCTCGGGTTGCTGCAACACTTTTGAAACCGAGTGGCGTTTTAGTTGTTATGGTCGGAGCGCTCTACTTGCCGGACTACCTCGCACGCCTCATGACTCATCTGCGATACCGATGGACCTGCGCGTATATCGCTCAAGGGCCTCGTACTCGAGTATTCCCAGTACGTGTCGGGACTGGTTGGAAGCCCTTGCTTGTGTTCATGCGTCCTGATGCGGCGGATTCGAAATTTCTGTTAGATGATGTATTCGATGCCGCGACTGTCTGTCAGGATGGCACTCAAAAAAATCTCCATCATTGGGAACAATCCGAGGCCGGGTTTGCTGAGATTGTCGAGCGCTTCACTGAGCCGGGGGATCTTGTGATCGATCCTTTCTTAGGCAGTGGCACGACCGCGGTGGTATGCCGAGACCTTGGCAGGCGATTCATTGGCTGTGACATCGATCCAAAAGCGATCGCCATAGCTCGGGAGAGATTAGAATGAGTATGGAAGAAAGATATGGCACTCGCGACCTAGCCTATTCAGCATGGCATCGAATCCTCGATCCTTCTCTGCATTATATTGACTTGGATGCCATTGAGTACTGTGCGCAATGCAAGGAGCCTTTGGCTCTTTTCGAGTTAGCTCAAGATGTTGGACAGGGTTGGAAGGCAACTACTGTCTTGCGCAAGCTTGCTCGCAAAGCCCGACTTCCCGCTTATCTCGTGTTCTGGAAGAAAGAAGGAGATGAGATCGTACAATTGCGGGTTCGAGAGGTTTGGCCTTGCTATGGTCAGGAAAATACCATGAGTCCAGCTGAATACGAACAGTGGCTCTTATCACTCAGAGAACAGCACGACTGTGATGATGGACCCGAGCAAGATCGATGGTTCTAACTTGGTTCTGGAAGAGCAAAGCCTAGCGCTTGGGCTAGGCCTTGCTCTTCCCAGCGGGAGCCTTATAATCTCCCTCAGGAGGTGATCCCATGCAGGAGTATACTACAGAACAAGCAGAGAGGCAAGAGGGGAGGATCTCAATCCCCCCTTTTGTGTTGGAGCAGTTGGAGCCACTCCTAGGCGAGATCCTTGAAAAGCTCACCTGGCTTTCGCTGCAATACAATCGGACAGAACCCGCCATTGAAGAACAGCTGATCAGGCTGGAAGATGCGATAGGCAGCCAAGCTGAGGACATATACAAGTTGAAGAGAGAGATAGAAGATCTAAAGCGGGAGCTGGGCCAGGCTCGAAGGGACCAGCCTCCCGAACCAAAAAAGAAGAAAGTCCCCAAACCAAAAGGCTACATTTAGAAAGGAGTCTTTATGGCAGAAGAAGGGAAAGCTATTTTTGAAGGAACAGGCACATCTTTTCAGTACAGGTATCCTCCCGCAGGGATAGCCATCAAGATCCGCTCTCCTAAAATTCATTCTGATGGCAGATTGACTGCGCTACTGCGCTTTTCTTCCGATTCAGGCTTTGTGATACCGGGAAGCGGACTGATCAACCTGGCAGCACCGCGGACCAGGGCCAGTCTAGCCAGGGAACTGGAAACAGAATTCCCGACTGGAGTCTGGCCACATATCTTGGACGATCTTTATAATCGCTTGGAAACCCGCCTGTTAGAAGGCGAACCTGCGAGATTGATCTACCCTGACGCGGAGTGCCTGGATCCCCCTTATTTAGTTGAGCCACTTTTACCTTTGGACATGCCGACTGTCTTTTATGGCGCTGGCGGTGTGGGAAAAGGATGGCTCGCTCTTTTAGTTGCTAAAGCTATCATTACAGGCGAGTCTCCCAGAGGTCTGAACCTGACAGTGAAGCAAATGGGGCCTGTCTTGTATCTTGATTGGGAATCATGCTATGAGGACCTGCATGCGCGCTGGACCCGGGTTTCAGCTGACCGCCTTAATGGGAGTCTAATTTATAGGCGCTGCGCCGGACCGCTGGCGAATGATGTCGAATATATTCAAGGTCTGATCTTGGAAACGAACCCGGTGCTCGTGATTGTCGACTCAGCTGGTCTGGCTGCCGGCGGCGACCTTAACTCGGTGGAGTCTGCAACTGAACTATACAGAGCAGTCCGCGAATTAGGTCGGACCACCCTGATCATAGCGCACTCCCCGAAGCATGGGAACTCGATCTTTGGAAGTGTGTATTTTTGGAATCTGGCCAGGATGGTCTGGGAAGTAAAAGCCGAACCGAAGGATAATGAGAATGAATTGGTGATCGGAGTGTCATGTGGGAAGTCGAACATCGGACCCAAGCGCAAGCCTTTTGGAATCTTGCTGCGATTTGAAGGCGATAGACTCGAAACTTATCCAGCCGAACTCCAAAAGACCTTTGGACTAGCCGAACTTGAAGGGACGACAAAGCGCATCCTTTATTTCCTGCGCCATGAAGGAAAGGCGACTGTGGATGAGATCGCCGACAGTCTTGGCGTAGCAAAGAAGACAGTCCAAAACCATCTTTATGATCTCAGGCGATTAAAAGCAGTGATGAAGTTCCCAGATGGCAGATGGGGGATGCTGGTCGAAGAAGAAGCTCCATTTTGACATGCACAAAATGGTTTTGGGTGTTGCCCGGGGCAAATGCCAAAATGGCCGGGCAAGGGTTGCCCCGGGCAATGCCCGGCGATCAGCGAAAATGCAGATGGGAACGATACCCTGTGCGGGCAACCCGGCGGGTATGACTTGCCCTGCCCTCCTAGGGTACCCTTTAGGGTACCCTAGGGCAAGGGCAAGGTACCCGGGGCAAGTTAATAGGGTCTTGACAAGCGAGCGAAAATGTTGTATATAGTAGGTGCAAGGAAAGGAGGCAGAGATGGCCAAGATCAGCGCTAGAGGAGATCGGGAGCTGGAGCGGGTGAAGTTTGAGGATGGAGTGGCCTACATCCTCACAGAACAAGGCCGGGTACTCCTCCGTCACAGCGATGGCAAGATAAATCTCCTGGCTACGCGCAAGCAAGTGCGCGATCCGCGGGACTACTTTAAGCGGTTGGTGGCTATGCGAGCGCAATATGTGGCGGTAAAGGAGAGGATCTGATGGACGAGCGAGATATTCAAAGAGAGAACGCTGAGATGTGGGCTCGTGAGGCCGAGGCCATGGCAGACGAACTGCGGGCTGAGGCCTTGCGATGTGTCAAAGATGATCCGCTGCGAGCTCTGGAACTCTGCCACCGGGCTGGATTCTTGTGCATAGCGGCGAAATACAGGAGATTGGAGGCGTGATGAGATACTCTCGCGAGGACGTTATTGTCGGAGGCTTGTGGCTTTTGAGCTTTCTCATGCTGGCCATCGTGGCTGGCCTGCGGCTGGCGAGTTAAGGAGGCAGATATGAGATGGGGATCCCAACTGAAAGTCCCGTTTGAGCCCGGTGAGCTTGTGCAAGTATCCTTGTTTACAGAATCTGCCCCTGGCCTCTGCGAAACTGTAATCGGAGAAGTCATGCAAGCCGGGGAGGACTTCATTCGTATTCGCTGGGGAAGTAATGATGAGCAAGAACACCGTCTCATGCCATGGTGGAGCGGGCCTATGCTTGTCAGACCTGTGATCAGAGGCTATCCTTATGAGCGAAAGCTATCGGACTTTGCATGGGCATTGTTCTGGATCTGGTATCTTCCTTATCGGCTAAGGAGGAGGCTATGCAAGTTGTGCCGATGACAGAAAAGGAATTCCTGCAACAGGTACGGGATTTGGCGGACCTTTGTGGTTGGCTCGTTTATCACACCTACGATTCGAGGAGGTCACCCGAGGGCTTTCCCGATCTCGTCTTAGTCCGCGGTGACAAAGTTATTTTCGCGGAACTGAAGAGCGAGAGGGGGAGAGTAAGGCCCGAGCAACGGATGTGGCTGGACGCTTTGGAAAAGGTGCGGAGGGCGGAGGCTTGCTTGTGGAGGCCGAGCGATTGGGATAGGATCGTGGAGGTTTTGCGGTGAGAAAGGAGATCATGCAATGGGTGTTATGCTGATAGTTGCGGTCCCTTTCGTGCTGGTGGCGATATATACGCTATGGCAAAGAAAGCGATGGGGTTGGATCTCCCTCGGAGTTTTCGCTTCTGTGATCGCCTTAGGCATCCTTTTGGTGGCTGGTCTGTTCACTCTAGGAGTGAGTCGCCTTGCGATCAATGGGGAAGTGAGGGAATTCGTGGCACTGCGAGCTACCGTCGAAGCGGCAAGACAAAATGAACATATTTCTGAACTGGAACTGGCTGCGTTACAGCAAAAGATCATAGAAGTGAATAAGTGGCTGGCGTCCACGCAGTACTATCGGCGTCTGTTCTGGACTAACATTTTCTACCCGCCGGTGGTGCTTGAGCTGGAGCCGATCCGATGAACCTGTATGAAAGGGGTATAATAAATTGAGATGGCTTGGGTTAAATATGCGGCGCAAGTTGAGATTGCTCGCCAGCGCTACATAGAGGATCCGCGGAAGCCCACGATCCGGGAGCTGGCGGATGAGCTCGGCGTGCCTGTCGAGTCCCTCTATAAGTACTCGGCGAAAGAGAAATGGCGGGAGAAAAGGCGCAAGCACACCGAAAAGATGCTGGCAGAGACCCGCAAGCAACTGAGACAAGAGACGGAGCAAGTCATAGCCCGGAGCGAAGATTCGCGGGAAAAGTCGCGAGAGATTTTGAAATTCCTCCGCGACGGACTGACGAAGGCCTGGCAAGTCGCGCTCGCCCACATGGTCATGCCAAAGAACGCCAGTCCGGAAGAGAAGGCGGCTATCCTCCGCAGGTGGGAGGAGCTTTCACCAAACGAACTCTTGCGATTCATTCACCAAGCGCCGAAGGCGCTGACGGACATCATCAAGGCGCTCGAGCTCCTGGAAGGTGGTCCGGCAGAAAGGTCGGAGAGCACGTTCTGGATCGAGGGGGAGGTGAGAGAGAGGCTGACCGACAAGGAATTTCTCAAGATGGTTGAGGAGTTCGCCAAATCGCGAAAGCTGAAAGTGGGGTTGTCGTGAGAGGAGAGAGTGTTGCTAGTCAAAGTCCACACCGCTTACGGGACGTTCTGGAAGCAGACCGAGCTGGCGAAACTGATCCGCGAAGTGGATTCTTACAGAGGCAAGCCAAATCCTGAGATAGTGAAGAAGCTAGCGGAGAAGTACGGCGATACTGAGGAATATGTTTGGAGCTTGTTTCGGACTAAGCGTTTCAGGAAAGGCAAGAAGTGGAGGGAGCTGAGGGATCGAGCCAGGAAGGCTTTGTCGTGTCGCAAGCGAGACGAAAAGAACATGTGGCTCAAGGAGGAGATCGAATTCTTGCGAGCCAATTGGCAATACATGACCGATGAGGAGCTGGCCCGGGCGATAAGTGACTTGCCTTGTAACCGAGCACGAGGAAAGGTAAGGAATCGCAATGCAGTAGCTAAGAAGCGGTCCGATCTTGGATTGAGGAAGCGGAGGTGAACGAATGAGCGTGTTTACAACTGTGTGGGAAAGACTGAGGCGGGTGAACAGAGAAAAGACCAAGGAAAGCCAAGAATCAGTTAGGGCCCTTAATGGGGTGATAGCGAAAAGCGAGTTGATATGGCGTGCTCGCCGGGGTGAAGTTACGTGTGAAAAAGTGTCGACTTGTAACCTGGCGACTGGAGAAATATCGCTACACGGTTTCTTTCGGCAAGCAGTGGAGGAGGAATGATGAAAGTCTATTGCCCGGAGTGTGGTCAGGTAACGGGAGAAACGGATAGCGTTATTCTGAGACGGAATGGCTATCGGTGGAAGTGCCCATGTTGTTTGACAGAGTGGCGTATTCCTTTGATCTTTGTGGGGGAAGGAAATCGGCCTCACTTAGCTAAAGAAAAAAAAATCAGTGCAGCGCGAGGAAGGGAGAAGGTGGAGGGCGATGGCAAGGGTTGAGGTTGCACGATATGGCCTGTATGGCTTGCTCTACTGCACAGCATCGTCGGGATTGACCGTGTCCACATCTATGCGGGGAAGGGGCGAGTCTTTTAACCGGGAGGCGGCAGCTAAATACGCAGAGGTTCTGATAAGGCGCTATGCGCAATATTTGACGGACGAGCAGCGCTGCAAGCTGACCGAGAGGATTCTCGATTTTGTGTATGGCTCTCCTTGGGGCATTGCACCTAAGCAATGGGAGCGGTTGGCGAAGTGGCTATCGGAGCAAAATCAAGCGGAGACAGCTGATGGATAAGCAAATGGAGGTGAATGATGCTGATATATAAGTGCGATTCGAGTGAATTAAATGAAGCCCAGGCAAAGGCCCTTTTAGATATTGCTTTAGATTACCTTTTGAAATTAGTGCAAGCCCGACCTGGGTTGCGATACACCCAGTTATTGAATGAAGCCATAGACGAAATGCTTAAAGAAACCGACTATACCAAAGAACGCATTAAGTTGGCTTTGGCATTAGCGTTGCTGCAACTTACTGTAGAAGGATACGTTGTCGTTCAAAACCGTCAAATCTTTCTGCCCTCTATGGCAGAGGGCGAGGAAGGACAATGAAAACGGAAGAAGTGCTAAAGCGACTTGAGGAGATCGAGGCCGAGCTGGGCGATAGTTCGATCGACCACTATCCTGCTCCTAATACTATCACCCAGGGGCACCTCCGGCGGCTATACCAGGGGACGCGAGAGCTTTTTTTGGCTCGCCTTCACAAGCTAGAGAAGGTAGCCGAGGCCGCGCGGGAACTAGTGAATAAACCGGCTTACAGACCCGAACTGCAGGATAGGTGGCATACCGCCTGGTCGAAACTGCGCGAAGCCCTCGCCGGGCTGGAGGAGGAGAAAGAATGAACTTCCTTTTCTGGAAGCGCGAGGATTGGGAAGGGCATCCGAAAGACCTCTGCCCTAAAGCTGAGGATGTAATCCGTGACTTGTGCAACTGGCTGATCTGTGCCCTGTATGAACCAGATGCGGAGTTAATCTTTCGGGTGGACAAAAATCGGCTAAAACAATTCCCAGGCTTGGAGGGCGCGGCTGTTAACTGGGGCGACCTTAAGTGCTTCGATGTTGAGCGTCGAGGGACCGTGTACGTAGCCCATGTCGATGAGGCCTCACCTGACAGAGCGGATGCCCTGCGGGCGTACCTTGAGACGTGGCTGCAAGAGTGGGGATGGCCTGTGGCAGTCGAGACAGAATGGTGAAGGAGGAGTGAAGATGGTATGGGCGATCTTGGGATCTTACCTACTGTTTGGCTCATTGGGATGGTTCGGCGGCTGGGTCCTGTCAGGCACGCTTCCATAATGGGCGAGCTGGCTCTTGACGATCGCGGCACCGATCAGTTTAGCGGCGCTGGCAGTATTTGTAGCCGAACGGTTGATGGATCGGCCGTGAGGGATTGGATGGTAGGGCCGTGCAAATAGGATGGTGCTCAAGGCAGTTAGAAATGGTTGAGAAAGAACCGCTCGACCGAGCGATCGATAAAGACGAAGAGAAGACCGGACGAAAGCCCACTTCGCGCGAGTGGGCCAAGTGGGCTGGGTACGATTGCGGAGAGTGAGAATGGGAACTCTTACTGTCGACCATCCCGCGCTGGATCTCGTGGATCCGACTGGCTGGATTCGCAAAGTGACCGGTTCCCAACCATGGTCTCGTCAAGAGGAGATCCTGAAAGAGCTGTTTCGTTCCCGCCGTCTTGTGATCCGGTCCGCGAACGCCGTCGGAAAGTCTTGGACTGCGGCCCAAGCGGTAGTTTTGTTCGCAACCCACTTCAGGCCCGCGGTCGTGGTCACCACCGCACCCACGTTCAGACAAGTGCGAGACATCATCTGGCGAGAGATTCGGAAGACTTGGCGGGCCGCACTTAACCGAGGCTACAGGCTAGGGGAGGAGCCGCTCCAGACCACGTGGCGGCCCGATCCCAACGTGCTCGTAACCGGGATCGCGGTGCCCGACTGGGCCACCGCCAACTTGCAGGGTCTGCACGCCGAGCATGTCCTAGTAGTGGTTGATGAGGCTCAGGGGCTTTCGTGGGACGTGTGGACCGCCCTGCAGACCCTCCTCCGAGGCCAGTTCTCTTACCTTCTCATGATCGGGAACCCTACGGTTCCGGAAGGGCCTTTCTATGAGGCGTTCCGTGATCCACACTTCGCTAAGATGAGCATCTCCGCTTTGGAGTGTCCTAACGTAGTGGAGGGCAAGATAGTGACCCCAGGCCTGGTGACCAAGGAAGACGTAGAGGAGATCAGACAAAGGTATGGAGAAGACTCCTGGGAGTGGAAAGTATGGGTCCTGGGTGAATTCGCGGAACGAAGTGAGGAAGTCTTAGTTGCGCTGTCGTGGGTAGAAAAGGCTGGACTGAGGAGCAAGCCTGGAGAAGGAAGAGTAGAAGTAGGAGCGGACATAGCTCGCTATGGCGGCGATCACACGGTTTTCGTGGCGCGCAAGGGAGGCTGCGCTTTTGCGTTGCAAGAGTGCCCGCCGGGAAGCACGATGGAGACGGCGGGGCGGTTAATCGCTTTCGCGCGCAAGGTCAAGGCCGAGCTAATCAAGGTGGATGTCACTGGAGTCGGCGCAGGAGTGGTGGACCGGTTAAAAGAACAAGGCTATCCTCTCGTTGGAGTGGAGTTCGGTGGGAGGCCGATAGAGAGGGACCGGTTCGAAAACAAGTCGGCCGAGATGTGGTGGAACCTGGCTGAGATGCTGCAAAAGGGAGAAGCTTGGGGCCCCGTGTTCAAAGACCGGAACGTTGTGCGGGATCTAACCGGCCGGAAGTACAGCTACACGTCATCTGGGAGGGTCAAGCTTGAATCGAAGGAACAAATGCGGAAGCGGGGCGTTCCTTCGCCAGACTGGGGTGACGCGGTGGCGTTGGCCTACGCTGCCGTGGACGTGCGGAGGCCGGACGTGCCTTTGCCGATAGGTATAGGGCGGGAATCGCCGTGGCTGAGAAAATGAGGATTCGGTTTCTGGTGAGGAGAGGCGATTACGAGATCGTGGACCGGGCCCATGTCGAGCCGATTCTTGAGCACTTGGAAGAAAGCGAGATCGCTCACGAACCTTCTTTCGAAGCCTTAAACGTGTCGCTGTCATGGGAAGTTTTCCCGAAGGCTGACGTTTTCATGTCCCACGGCTTAGCTGACAAAAATTGGCGGAACGCGGACAAGATGTCAGGCTATGGTCATGTCCTAGTCTCGGGTTCTGCGTGGAAAGAAAAGCTGGTGAGCCAGGGCATGTCGCCGGACGCGATCTTAGTGGTAGGGTATCCTTTCCTTGATCCGGTCTGGGATCTCGAAAGGTCCCGCGAGCTCCTCGTCTGGGCCCCGACCCACAAAGCGACCTCCGACGTTACCACAGAAGGTAGGCTTTCTGAAGCATTGCTGGATCGGCTGAGAAAAGACTTCCCTTTGGAAACAGTTTCCCACCCCGTTGGTTCTAAGCGGCTGTCTAGGGATGTCTTGCCCCGGGCAGCGGTCGTGATAGCGGATGCTGGCTCCACTCTTTACGAAGCTTGGGCCTTTGGCGTTCCGGTGGTCTTCCCGGACTGGCTTGTTGAGGAGGCCATTTTGAAAAAGTGGCCCGGCTCATTTGAAGCTACCATCTATGGGAGGGGCTTGGGATGGCATGCCAACTCAGAGGGGGAGCTGATTGACTTGGTCAGGGAAGTTTGGGATACGGGTGAGCTAGGGACTGGCGTGGAGGAGTTCATGGAGGGTATACTTCCATCGGAACTCCGGGGATGCTCGGGCGAAGTTGCGGCCAGGGAGCTGATGCGGCTGCGCGATCAGAAAGCGGAGGTGGCGAATTGAAGGTTCTAGTGATTGGCTGTGGAGGAATAGGAAGTGCGATAATAAGGGAGCTGGTGGCTTGCGGCGATGATGTCGTAGCGACCTATGCGACGGGGGAAGGGGCAGTCAGAGCGATGGAACTAGCCCGCATATTCGGGATCAAGACAGAGAAGTTTCAGGTCAAGGATCCGGTCAAGACGTCCGTCTGGTTGGCCTCTTTTATGGATCCCGGCAAACCTTTCGAGGGGGTGGTTTATGCGGCTGGCGTCGTTTACCCCGGCGCTCTAACCGAAGTGTCTCTGGAACAAGCTGAAGAGACGTTCCACGTTAACTTTTGGGGCCCTTATGTACTCCTTCGGGAGGCTCCCAAGCTTCTGTTAAGCTCTGGTAAGATCATTCTTCTTTCATCGTCCACGAGCTTAAGAGCCTCTCCTGGACTTGCTGCTTATGCAGCTTCAAAGGCTGCGCTCAACTCTCTCGTTCTTTCTGCCGCTGAGGAGCTCGCCGAGTATGGCATCCGAGTCTACAATCTCTGTCTAGGACGAGTGGCCACGCCCTTAAGACAAAAAATAGCGCCTGAGGAGGACCGGTTCGAGATAATGCAACCCGAGCAGGTGGCGAAGGTGGTAGCCTTTATCTTGTCGGAGGCCGGGGACGCGCTGTCTATGTTTCCGGTCAGGGTACACATGGGGCCATACGTTTAGGAGGTAGCTATGAGGGATCTGAAAACAGCATGGGAACGGATGCAAGCGAGGTTCGCTGCTTATGCCAAAGCGAGGGAGGAATTTGGCAAGGAGCTGGAAGCTTGCCTGCGGTCCATTGCGAAAGACATAGAACTTTTACCTCATTGGGAAGAGGTGTGGCATGAACCCTTGTTTTTCAAGCGGGAGTTGCCGGAAGGTCGCCATCCTTTGGGAGAAATCGTCAACGCGATATTTGGAAATTACATCGTAGAAGGCGGCGAAACGCAGCTCACCGATGAAGAGAAAGAGAAGCTGGAGGAGCTTCTCGCGAAGCTCGGGTTCAGGAGGAGGCGTGATTGATTATTTAGTGTTCTATCCTCTGGAATTTATAAGCTGTATTGTGACTGGCTGGTACCGCCGGAGGCTGGAGCGTATGCGGGCCAATTCGCTTGCTTGTTTTGACAGGAGTGTTAGGATAGGGAGGAGGCAACCATGACAAACGAGAAGATGTGGCCGTTTGGCGAAGGAACTGAGTTTGAGGAGAACTTAGGCAAGTTCGCTCGCTTGCTTCGCTGTCTATTCGACGCCTTAAAGGACGCGGGCTTTACCGAGTCGCAGGCGTTCGAGCTGATAAAAGATTTTCTGAGGAGTTCGCTGGCGGCGGCGAAGGGTGTCTGATGACCGAGAAGAAAGAGCCGGATTTTAAAAGTCTGGGAGTGCCAGGTCTCTCGATCTGGTCCGGCATCTTACGCGAGGAATGGCTTTCCGAGCTTCAGGGGAAAAAGGGCCGGAAAGTCTGGCGCGAGATGCGGGACAACGACTCTACCGTCGGCTCCATCCTCTTTGCCATTTCTCACATCCTCAGAGGTGCTCAGTGGTCCGTAGAACCGGGAGGGGACTCCAGAGCGGACAGGGAAGCTGCCGATTTTCTCGAGCAGTGCCTCTATGATATGGAGACTCCATGGACCGAGTTCATTTCCGAGGTCCAGAGTTTTCTCGTCTACGGGTTCGCGGTATTTGAGATCTTGTGGAAGGTTCGGGAAGGTCCGGATGCTCCTCCATCGGGTCGTTCTAAGTACAGTGACAAACGAATCGGATGGCGCGACTTTTCTATCCGGGCTCAGGAGACGATCACGCGGTGGGATATGGATTCTACTGGGCACCTCAAGGGATTATGGCAGGTAGCTCCCCCCGATTACAAGGAGCGGTATATCCCAGCAGATAAGTTCCTTTTGTTTAGAACTGAAGCACATAAAGGAAATCCGGAGGGCCGCAGTATACTTCGCAATTGCTACTTGTCATGGTATTTTAAGAAAAACTTACAAATTTTGGAAGGAATTGGAGCAGAAAGGGATCTTGCCGGACTGCCGGTCCTGTACGTGCCTTATGATTACTTGACCGACCCTGACAAAGAAAAGGACAGAGCATGGTTGCAAGACCTGGTTGAGAACATTCGCCAAGATGAAGAAGCTGGCCTGCTTTTGCCGATGGACCCGTACGCCGAAGGTGGACCTCGGGAACTCATGCGCCTGGAGCTGATCTCATCTGCTGGCAGCAAACAGTTTGAGACCTCGGAGATAATCCAACGATATGATCATGCCATAGCTCAGACCGTCTTGGCGGATTTCGTTTTGCTTGGCTTAGAGAGCAAGGGCTCCTACGCTTTGGCCCGAGAGAAGCGAACTGTGTTCGAGACCGCGCTCATAGCCTGGCTGGATTCTATCGCGGATACGATCAATGCCAAGGCAGTTCGTCAGTTATTTGAATTTAATGAATTTGGCATCGACAATCCGCCCAAGCTGGTGGCTCGGCTTCCGCGGGTGCCTGATCTTGACGAGGTGACCAAGCTTATCGATGCCTTGAGCAGAGCGGGCGCCGAGCTCTTCCCGGATGAGGATCTTGAGAACGCCTTGAGGGCGCAAGTGGGGCTCCCGGCAAAGAAAACGGAGGTGTGAAGATGGCCCTCCGCTCCAGCCTCCTTTCCTCCTGTAAGACACCCCACCCGAGAGCGGAGGGCCTATTTAAAGCGAAGGGCAAGAGGGTTCCTGTCAAAGAAGCGCGTGAAGCTTTCATCGACGCCTTTGAAGAAATCCAGCGCAAGGTAAAAAGCAAGGACCTCAGAGAAGCCTTGGAAGAAGAAAAACCTAGTGCCTTCATTCGGGATCTTAAGAAGGCAGGGATCGTCAGTGCCGCCCTACTTGGGGCTTGGAAGGTATTTAATCCGCACTTCATCTACCACGCCAACCGGGAGGTCATTTACTGGGGCTGGGATCGGCGTTTGGTTCCTGGGAACTCTTGGGTCCGCGCTTGGCTAAAGAAATACGGACTCAGTCGAGTGAAGGACTTATCTTCCGAAACGATCGAGGGCATCAAAGTCGCCCTAGACCAGGCGTTAGAGCGAGGCGAGAACCCGTTCGTGGCGGCTCGGCGGATCAGGTCGATGATCGGGCCCAATGCGCGTCAGATGCGAGCCATCGAGCGGTATTATTCTAAGCTCTTGGATCAAGGAGTCACGCAGAAAAGGGCGCGGGACCTGACTCAAAAGCTGGCGGATAGGTACATCAGGGAGCGGGCCGAGACGATAGCTAGAACGGAGCTGATTGCAGCCGAAAACCACGGGCGATTGGAGTCTTGGAACCGGGCGGTAAGAGCAAAGCTGATCGGAAAGGAGTCCGAGAAGGAATGGGTAACGGCATTTGATGAAAGAACATGTTTTCGATGTAGTCAATTAGATGGAGTGCGAGTCAAGTTAGATGAAACTTTCCCGGGTGGAGTGATTTCTCCGCCATTGCACCCATTATGTAGATGTTCTATCAATCTGATCCCTGCTCCTGTGCGGTGAGGATTTGACAACCTGGAGCGTTTGCCTTATATTAGAAACGGAAGGGAGGAACTACCTTAGTCGGGATGAAGCTAGAAGAGAAAGTTGATGACGAGAAGAACGCCCTAAGGCGCTGTGGGACTTGCCGATATTGGAAGCCCACTAAGCCTGGGTTGGGTGAGACTCTGCAACGGACTAAAGAGCAACTTCACATCCAGGGTGGCTTAATCAACGAACCAGTCGGCATCTGCATTAAAGAGGTTCAAGTCCCGTCTTCGTACTTTAAAGCTTCATTCATCGCTGCCAGTGAAGGCGGAACTTGCCCGTTTTGGGAACCTTCTTCGCCATCGTAATTGCTACCAGGAAAAGACTTGCCTGAACGATCTTAGAAGGTTAGTCTTTCGCGATGGCTACGATTCCGGAGCGGGTTCGCGGACTGTACCTGGTCGCGCCGCACGGCTCGCTGTTAGTTTCAGGCGAGAAGCGGGCTGTGGTCAAGGCGCGCAAGTTCAAGATGGCGGGCGAGTGGCTCGCCATCTTGGAGGATCAAAGGCTGCTCGGGGTGGCCAAGTTCAAGGCTCCCAAGGCTCTCACGCTCGAGGAGTTCCGGAAGACTTACGATCTGCACAGGGTCTCGCAAGAGGAGAGAGTCGCCTGGTGGCCCGGGAAGAGGAAGCTCTGGCTTTATCCCGTTGATGAGGTCTACGCTTATCCTACCTCGATTGAGTACGACGTGCCGCCGGGGACTCAGACCTTCCTCAAGGAGGTTGTCCTTCCGAGCCGCGACAAACTTGTGAAAGTCGAGCCGATTGAGAAATTGCATCTTGAAGAGTTCAGAGCAGAGGGAATAGATTATGATCTAAAACATCCCAAGGCAAGGAGACAGCAACTGATTGCCGACCTAAGGTATTGCCTGCCGCCTGGCAGTTTCGTTGTCAAGAATCCAGTTTCAGTTACTCCAATTGAGGATGTGAAGATTGGCGACGTAGTTTGGGCTTCAGAACCTGCTGCTGTGCATCAGAAGTATAAGCACAGTCACAGTGGAGAACTTATTGAGATAAAGCCGTTTGGACTACCATCAGTCCGTTTAACGGAGAATCATCCAGTCTTGACGTGCCGAATCCAGTATCGCCCCTATTCTACAAAAAGAGAAAGGGAAGCTGCCTTCTTGAGAAAAGAGAATGGCCCGATCCGAGGGCGAAAAATAATGATGGAAGGCAAGCCTCGTATCGCGTTTTACAATCTTAATGAAAAAATCTGGAAGCGAGCGGATGAACTCAAAAAAGACGATCTTCTTTTCGTGCCTTTTCCGAGAGTTTCCGAGCAGGTGACTCTTGATCTGAAGGCATATCTCCCAAAATGGCATACAGGGCTTGACGGTTCTCTTCTTTATAGGCCAAGGCGACCGGGAGAACACCATCGACGATTAAAAACTCGTTGGATTCTGCTTGATAAGACCCTTGGTTTCTGTGTAGGCTTATTCCTTGCCGAAGGCGACACGAGTTGTGGGCAGGGACTTCGCCTTTCACTCCATGAGAGCGAAAGGAAATTGGGGGAGCGTTTTCTAGACGGTATTGAGAAGATTTTTGGAATCCAGGGCAGTATCTCACCAGGGAAACGGCATTCGCTCGTTATACGGGTCAGTTCAAAGTATCTTGCTTCTTTGTTCACAAAGTGGTGTGGGAAAGGTGCACGGGAGAAGCACTTGCCGGATTGGGTTTGGGCTGCTCCAAAAGCTTGTAAGCTAGGCCTTCTTGAAGGCCTTTTCTTGGGAGACGGGACAGCATCTTGGGGAGATTCTCACTATGTGGGCCAACGCTATGTGACTGTTTCGCCGCACCTAGCATACAGCACATGGCTGCTCTTAGGAACTCTAGGCATATTTGGAAAGCTGAGCTCTAGAAAAATCAAGAGCGGTTTTCAGTCGAATGCTGAATTGGCTTTTGAAATTGGGCTTCGTGGGACTTTTTACAACGTACGGAGCCATATAGTTTTCTTTGATGATGACGGTGTTTGGATCCCTATCCGAAAGATTCGACGAGTGCCTTATGCCGGGCCAGTCTTCAATCTTGGAACTTCATCGGGGTCTTATTGCGTTCCTTTCCTGGTCCATAATTGCGGAAATTCGGCTTATCCGCGACTAAAGGCCGGAAAGAAATGGGGAGATTGGACTCTCGACCTTGTTCTCCGGTACTTTGGAAAGATAGTTGATACGCTGAGGACAAAAATTGATCCATCTTACTTCCCTGAGCCGCCTCCAGGAGATCCGAAGTGGAAAACCAGTTGGTGGCAATGCTACAAGGAAGCCAAGGAAAAGGGCTACCTCAAGACCAAGCCCGTCATCAAAGGCTTGCCGAAGCCGATTAACTCGCCTGGAGGGAAAGATCCATGGCTAGACATCCTTTTGGAAAAGACCCCGCCTCATAAGGTATATGTCGAACCCTATGCAGGGGGCGCGAGTCTGTTCTGGGCCAAGGAGCCTTCCGAAGTTGAGGTCTTAGCGGATATTAATCCTGACATCATTGCCTTGTATAAATGGCTTCAAACAGCAGATGACGAGGATTTCGCTTGGATGCGCTCTCAGACTTGGAGCTATTCTGAAGCTAGATACAGAGCTTTACTCAAAAGCAAGCCAAGAAAATTGAGGGAGAGAGCTTATCGTGCCCGTTATCTTTATCTCTTTTCCAAACGTGGTGATCCAGTTGACTTTCCAAGACGCGATGCGATTTCATGGAAGGAACCGGCTAGGTCATTCCTTGCTAATTTAGAGAGGTATCGAGAAAGGCTCAAGGGAGTCCATATTCTTGAAGAAGATGCTTTCAAGGTCATGAAACGCTATGATTCTACGGATACGTTTTTCTATCTTGACCCTCCTTGGAAACCAATAGCACAAGGCAGGGAATGGAAAGAATTTGATCCAGAACGATTCGCCGCAATTGTAAAATCGCTAAAAGGGAAAGTTCTCATAAGTTATCAGGGCGATCTTGATCTTGGGCGCAATTTCCATCGTTACACTTATGAACGTAGTGGAGGAGGCATGACAATGAGTTCGAGGCAAACGTTGTACTGGAACTATTCGATCACAAAATCCAGGCAAGCCGCCCTGGGCCTCGTCTACCGCAATGGCGAGATCCTCTTGATCAAGCGCAAAAACGAGCCTCGGGTCTGGAGTCCTCCCGGAGGTTTCCTTTCGGGCCGCGATCCTGTCACCGCGGCTCTAGAGGAAGTCCAAGAGGAGACAGGCGTGCTGGCCGATCCCGTGATGGAGGAGCCCTG